GCTTTGCGGAGCATCTTCAGCTCGGCGGCGCGTGTGGCGACCTTGTCGGCGAGCCGCCCGCGCTGCGATTCGATGATCTCGGTGAGCGTCTCAATGCCCATCGAGACGGATTTCTCCTTGCTCATCATCTCCCGCAACGGATCCAGCCAGGCCCACTTGGGCATCAGCCAGCGGACCTTGAACATGTCCTCGCGCAGCGGCAGGTCGCCGGCGACGATCCCCTGGCCGATCCATCGCTGGTAAATCGGGTCGAGCAGATCGTCGATCGCCCACTCTTGCCAGCACATGAACGTCCGATACGCCTGCAGCAGCGCCGCCCGCGCCGAGGCGTAGGTCGTCTTGGAAAAGTCGAGCAGTATCAGCTCCAGCGGCATGCCGATCGCCGAGCCGATCATCCGCAGGACGGTGACGATATAGGGCTCGAAGGTCGTGCCCGGTCTCTCCGGCGCAAACAGCTTCATGTCGTCGCCCGGGTCGCCCTCGATGATCTGTCCGGCCTCGGCCTTGAGCAGTTGCTGGCTGGTCCCGTCCGTCGCGGTTTCGGTGTGTATCCAGTCGGGCAGGTTCCCGTCGGCGTCGAAGTATGCGGTCGGGTCGGCGCGCTTGAGCAGCCAGAGCAGCACGGCGGTCGCCTCGGCGGCGATCTGTTCGTTGTCGAGGTAGCCGACGAGCTTCTCGAAGCGCTTGAGGCCCGAGCCGATGACGGGCACGCCGCGGGTCTGGCTGTAGCGCTTGATGTTGGCGGGCAGTTGGGCGCTGTTGGCATCGATGTACGTGGCCTTCTCCTGGAATTCCCGCCACGACAGCCAGCCGCCGTAGGTGCGATCCGCGATATAGTAGCCTTCCGCCCGCCCGCGCCCGTCCAGCGCAACGCCGTTGATGATCCGCTTGCCGGCGGCCTCCGAGCCGGTCGGGCTGACGAGCTGGTCGGCCTCGTAGGTCGCGATCGATCCGTCATCGACGTGGGCCAGCAGCACGTCGCCGTCCGTGCCGACCGTCCGCAGCCAGCATCTCGTCAGTCGGCGCAGGTCCATCCGGCGGCGCGCGTCGGCGGCCTTGCCGGCCCGCATCTCGAAGTAGGCGAGGATCTCATCGTTGACACCGTCGTCGGCCGTCTGCGGCAGCAGCTCCCATCGCGGACCCAGGACGTTGTCGACCCAGCGGTCGAGGATACCGGAGATCAAGGGATCGTTGCGGTCGAAGTCGCGGCCGATCTCGCGCAATTTTTTGAGCGTCGCCGGCGGCTGGTGGCGATCGGCCGTCCCGCCGCTGTAGGCCCGCGTCCGCTTGTGGCGGCTGGCCGTGGTGATCTCGTAACCGTCGCCGAGCGTCAGCAGGCGCGTCCGCTGTTGGACGCGGGCCACGCCCAGCGACGGCGATATGACGCCGACGGCTTTGTCGAGCGTGCGCGCCAGGCGCCCGGGCCGGCGTCGGCCGTTCTTGGCTTTTGCTGCGGTGGGACTCATCTCACTGGTCGAACCCCCTCAGATCAGCGTGCTTGACGCCGTGCGATACGCCCCCGGCGATCTCCCTGCGCAGCTCGTTGCGGAACTTGCGAAGCGCATCGAGGTTGTGCCGCGTGTAAGTTACCTCGCCGACCTTGACCTCCGTGAACTTTCCGGCCAGGAGGTTCACGATAGCGGTTTCGGCGGCGGCCAGGAGTGTCGTCAGGGCGGTTGCCATACATCCCTGCATCGCTCGGCCGGGGCGCAAAACAGACGCCCTTGAGTACAGATCTGTACCCAAGGGCGCATAAGGCGGGCGTTGTCAGCGGCTTAACGCGCCGCAAAAAACGTCTTTTGCGGCGGGAAATATCGCCGCGAGCAGGCGGGGTTCTTGCAGCAGTAGTAGTTCTGGCCGCCGCTGGTCACCGTCCGCGGGCTGGCGACGCGGCCGCAGCCGGGGCACGTCCGCAGGCCGGGGCAGGCCGGGTTCTCGCAGCGGTACCTGGCGACGCGGTCGCGCGTAGTGACGCACCGTGCGACGCGGTCGCAGGCGGGACAGAGCGTCTTGCCGTGGATCTGGCGCTTATCGCCGCCGAGCCGCTTGGCCGCGAGGCGCGCGACAAGCTCGCCCTTCGTGCCGTCGTCGGCCAGCCCATTGGCTCGGCAGAGGCTGGCCAGGTCCTCCTTGACCATCTTGGCCAGCTCGCCCTCATCGATGTCGGCGAGCAGCGGCAGCTCGCCGCCTTTGCCTTTGTCGTCGCCTTCGCCTTTGTCCGCGTCCTTTGGTTTCTGTTCATCAGTCATCGAGGATTTCCTTTCCCGGTTCGGTTATTTGAATCGATCCATCTTCGTGATGCGTCTGGCCGGCCGCGACGGCTTGTCGCCCGGGCCCTGTCGGCCCTTGGCGGCCCCGCGCAGGACCGCGGCGGCCAGCGCGTAGTATGAACAATCCCAATAATGATTCGCCGTCGCGTCCGGCTTGAGCTTCCAGTACACCTTCCAGCCGCGGCCGACCGGCTGGCGGACGACGTGTTCGCTCGACATCTGGTCGAGGAATCCGGCGGGCACGTCGGCCGGCAGGTGCATGTAGCCGGGGCCGACCGTGGAGGTCTGCTGGAGGCGGGCGAGGCGGTTCTTGCCCAGCAGCGACGAGACGAGCCACAGTTGCAGGCCGGCGCGCCGCAGGATCCGCCGACGCACCGTCGGCTTGGCCGCGTCCAGCTTCGAGGCCCGCAGCAGCTTGTCGCTCTCCGTGTCGACGCCGCGGATGGGCCAGCAGTCGCCGGCGGCGAAGTTGGCGCAGAAGTCCGCGACCTGGTCGGAGCGGAATTGGTAGTCGATGAACGTCAGCGCCAGGCCCAGCGGCTCGCCCTTGGCGTCGCCGGCGGCATCGACGCGCGGCCAGCTCCGCAGCAGTACCTCCTGGAGCGGCGCGAAGTCCATGTTTGCCGTCGCCCCGTCGCCGTCGATCGTCGTGCCGATCCGCATGGCGGCGATCAGCCAGGTCTCCATGCCCCAGCCCCAGCCCCATACGGTGATATAGAAATGGTCGAGCTGGACGTCGACGCCGGCGGTCAGGAACCGCACCCCCTCGGGGACCGTGCCGGCCGCGTAGCCCTCGACGCGGTCCCGCAGCAGATCGCGGTCCGTCTCGGTGACCGTCTCGACCCACTCGAGGCCCAGCTCGGAGTTGAAAAAGTCGATCATCGGGCCGGGGTCGCCCATCTTCATCTGGCGGCTGGCGAAGGCCCAGCGGCCGGCCAGCTCGGCCAGGTCAAGGAACGCCGGGTACAGCATCAGCGACGAGACGTGATACGAGCGGATCGGGTTGACCGGCTCGACGCCGATCAGTTCGCCGTCGTCGCCGACACTGCAGCCGGCCGGCGCCCAGCGGCCGGCCTGGACGGCCGCCCAGCGGTCGCCGTCGCTCCACTCGACGCCGCAGGTCGGGCAGACGTAGCGGGCGTGGTCGCCGGCGGCGTAGTCGGCGGCCTTCAGCAGGGCGCCGTCGGCGTTGCGGTCGAGCCGGACGTTGTACCATTCGAGGACGTGCGACTTGCGGCAGTGCGGGCAGCGGGCCCACCACTCGCGCTTGTCGCCGCGGTTGTAGTCGACGGCGATGCGGCCGTGGTCGTCCGTCGGCGTCGACAGCTCGAAGGTCTTGGCGAACGGGAACGTCCGCTGCCGCTTCTCGGCGAGCGAGATCGGGTCGCCCTCGCGCGGCAGCCGCGAGGGATACTTGTCGACCTCGTCCAGGATCACGATGCACACCGGCGAGTCGGCCAGGGCGATGGCGCTGGTGGCCCAGGCGAGATACAGGATCATGTAGTCCAGCGTCGTTTCCTCGCCGACGTTCAGCCGGTCGAGGTCGCCGCCCAGGTGGCGCAGCAGCGTCGGGCAGGCCTCGAACATCGGCCGCAGCCGGACGCGGACGCGGCGGCGGACGGTCTCCTCCGTCGGCATGACGATCATCAGCGGGACCGGGGCCTCGTCGGCCGTCCGGCCGATGTAGCAGTTGGCGATCGATGTGCCGGCGCCCTGGCTGCACTTCTTGAGGACCACGACCCGAACGCCCGGGTCGACGAGGGCCTCGGCGATCTCGACGGCGAACGGGACGATCTCCCAGCTCCAGCGGCCGGGTATCGCCGAGGTCTTTGCGTCAAGCACCATTCGCTCGGGGGCCCACTCGACAATGCTCAGGCGCCGGCGCGGCAGCAGCACATGGTATTCCGCCGCCACCTTTCCCAACGCCGGCCAGCTTGTCGTCAGGGACTTCATCGTCCACCCCCCTTGGCCAGTCGGCTCAGCAGCAGGCGGAACGTCTCGGCCGCGGCGGGCGGCAGTCGCAGCACTTCCGGCGGGTCCATCATCGTCCGTCGCAGCTCGGCGAATTCTTTATCCAGGTACTCGACGATCCGGGCTGGCGGCTGGCCCTGGAGGACGGCGGCCAGTGCCGACGGCTTGCCCTCGAGCCACGCCACGAGCGTCTGTGCCCGCGCAACCAGGCCGGCGATGACCTCGTTGCGGTCGAGCAGCTCGGCGCGGCGGTGGCGGTTCTCCAGCTCGATCTTCTCGCGCCTGGCTCGCTTGAGCCGGAGGTCCTCGTCCTCGGCAGTGCCGGGGCCGCCCGCGGCGGCCTGGCGGATCCGCCGGGCGACGAACCAGACCAGAAAGTCCGCCAGCGGGTACGTCCCGTCCTTGTTCCGCGGGCTGGCGGGCGTCTCCTTTTCCCACAGGTTCAAGCTCTGCCGCGTGCGGATGAACGGCTGGAGGACCTCGAGGATCTGCTGCTGCGTGAGGGCGCGGAAGTCGACCTGGGCGGCGGCGCGTTGGCCCTCTTGGCCGATCTCGCCGAGCAGTTGTCGCAGGGCGGCGACCGATCCCTCGCGGGCCTGGTCCTGAAGGCGCGAGCGCAACTGGCGGGCATACTCGCTATGGCCCGTCGTCCACGTCACCCGCATTTCGGCGTCGTCGGCCAGGAGGGCGTCCAGCTCGTCGGCGCTCATCTCAAGGGCCGCTGCCGCCTCCGGCCGCGGCGTTCCGCTCTCGGCCATCCGCGCCAGCGAGTAGAGCCGATGCCCACGGAGCCAGGCGTCGGCCGCTCGCTTCTTGTCGCGCAGGATCCGGCCGAACGTCACCGGGTCCAGCCCCAGGTCGCCGGCGGCCTCGTCTGCCGTGCGCCCGGCCTTCGCGAGGCGGCGGATCTCGCAGAGGCGCTCGGCCGTTAGCGGCCAGCGGCGGCCGGCTCTCGGCGGCGATTGTAACTTCTGTCTTTTAGCCACGTTGCAAAATCCAAGGTCGGTCAAGCCGGGCAAAAAAAATGCATAAGCACTTTCTGTCCGCGCTGCCACC